GTTTCCCTTTTCGGCTCTAGAAGCCTAGAGCGGCACTATTGTTAGATTGTGTTACTTACCCATCACGTATTGCAGCGTGATGACCGAATTGGTCGGGTTGCCGTTGGTGACCTCCTGATAGTCCAACACGATCCACTCGCCGGCATCAACGAATGCATCGGTGATAGTGAAGGCTTTGGGGGTTTCAGCAGCCCACGCGGCGGCAGTCCCACCGAGAATATCGGTGATTGTGCCGCTCACGGACGTGCCAGAGGCGGCGTAGGTCAAAAGCTGGTAGGTGAAGGTGGTTCCCGCGCCGGTTGCAGTCCCGTTGGTCGCATACGCGCCCACGATAGTGATACCACCGCCGTTTGCATCGGACGGGGCCTTAAGCAGGTGAATCTGCTTGTCATCGCCACCCGGGTCGGGGATAGTCCATGAAACAATTTGAACGTTTGTGGATTCAGCCATTGTGGTTACTCCTTACGCAGTCGGGGCGGCGGCGTCAAAGGTCATCTTGACGCCTAACTCGGGACGCCAGACACCGTGAGCATAGACCGCGCTCATATTGATTTCAGTGCCGCGGCGCGAGGCGTCACGGGCGACTTCAATCCGGATGGGGCGGCGCCAGTCCAGCGCCAGGGAGGCGCGCGGGAACACACCGCCAGTAAAGTCGGTGCCGGTCGGCGAGGTGAAGGACTGGTACACGGGAACGCCCAGGAAGCTGAATACCTGCGCCATAGCGCCAGCGTTCACAGCGTCTTGCAGGGCGGGGCCGTTGACAACCGAGGCGCCGGCGACCGAGGCGGCTTTAGCCAGCACAGCGGCCTGGTACGCGTGGATCACGCAAGCCAGGGGAATGCTGTTTGACTTGTTGGCAGCGCGGGCGCGGGTGATAGCCGCGGCCACATAACCCCAGGTGATGACCGTACCGGCCGCGCCGATTGTGCCGCCCGTGAGGGAGGCCATATCACCGCAGAGGTCGGTCTCGATTTTGTCCACAGCACCCATGCCCAACTCGCGGGCTGCGTCGGCCATGATGCTTTCGGGCAGTTCGCTGTCGCGGCGCAGGTCGGTGACCAAAACACCAGCGGTGATTTCAATCGGGGTGAGGGTTTGGGCCGCGCTGGGGGTGAAGGCCTGATGCACAATGTCATCAGCCTCGCCAGCCTCGTTGACGGTCACGGAATTAAAGGCATAGTTTTTGCGCAGATTGCCGCCGGTCATGTCGTTATAGGTTGTAACCAACCGGGGCATGACGGCCATCTGTCGCACGATAAAGTAGGCGTCTTCCTGTACCGCGTTAGCGATAGCGGAGACATCGCTCCAAAGTGACATGGTCATGGTTTATCTCCTACCCAAACAGGCGGCGCATCCGCTGGGCGTCTGTCTCGCCTTCGGCGGCTCCATTGCCTGGATTTGTCGCGCCAAACCCGGCGGGGCCGGTCTTGCGCAAGAGGTGCGGTTTGGCTTTTGCCAGCGCATCAATGGCCTCTTTCGCGCCTTTGACCGTTCCGGTTTGCAGGTCGATTTCCACCTTTGACAGGTCTGCGAGTTTCAGCGCCTCGGTCGGGTCGATAAACCCGGCGGTAGCGGCGTATGCTCTGACTTCGGCCTGCAAGGCGATTTCGCGGGCGCGCACCTCCGCGGCTTCCGCACGCGTCTGCGCTTCCTGTAAGGATTTCTCGAGTTTTTGAGTTTCGGTGAGCGCGGCATCAGCGCGCGCTTTTTCGGCGGCCTCCAGATCGTCCAATCGTTTGCGGCGGCTCGCCGCTTCGCGATTGGCTTCCTTGAGGGCTTTCGCCATCTCATCAAGTCGGGCGCGCAGTTCGTCAGGCGTCTCGCCTGTTGCGCTTGCGGAAGTTACCGTCTCGGTAACTGTTTGGATTTTGGGCGTCTCGCCCGTTGCCTCATCTGGCATTGTGTCCGTCCTTTCGGTTATTTGTACAAGGTTCGCGGTTTCAGTGTAACACGTTACAAACATTAACGCAAGATTAATACAGCGGTGGGGGAGGGCTGCGGCTGGGGCGGGGGAGTGGTTGCATCGGGGGAGGGGCGAGGTTACTCATCTGGAATTAATTCTTTGAGTGGCGTTTCTGTGCGCATCTGTCCGTAGGTGCTGTCTTGTCGGGTAGTGGATAGCGCTCCGAAGTCAAACTTACCATCTTTCCACGCGCTAAACTTGCCCGGCCCCATCATGGCGCGCTGCTGGCTTTCGGGTAACTGGCTAAACCAGTCCTCGCCGGATTGTGTCACGGGGTTGCCAAGCGGCGTGAGCGGCAAAGCGTCACAGCGGCCATTGTAGTGATCTTCCAGCGGTTCGCTTAATGGGTGTACCGTCCCGTGCATGACGGCGCATGACATGCAGACATCCCGGTCAAGCTCCGCAAACCAGACCCAGCCCTGTACCACGTCTGCATTGGCATTGTAGTTTGCGCGCGAGGCTTCGCGGTATGACCAGATTTGAGCCGTGCGCACGGTGCGTAAGGCGTCAGTCAGTACCATGCCAAAATCACGCACTAACAGGGCGGCGGTTTGGCGCGGCCCGATACCTCGGATAATCCCGTCTATTAGGGCGTCTGATATAGCGGTGACGTAGTACGGCGACATCTTTGCAATGGCCGCAAACAGCGGCCCGGTCGGGTCTAAAAAACCCAGCATCTGCCGGATAGCAGCGTTTGGGATTTTCATAAACCGGGTGTAAATCTCGGTCTCGCCCGTCAGGGTTGCTGCAATCAGGCGGGCGGCGTTTGCGTTACCCAGCCCGATAGCATTCGTGGCGACCTCGCCAGTGATGACGCGTGTCAACCCTTCGAGGTCTCGCAGTTCGCGGGTGATCTGCTCAAGCATGGATTGATATTGAGACATGCGCACAAGCTGCCCGCGTGAGGGCGTCTTGTCTCCGAGGGCGATTATCAGCCGGTTTAGGTCTGCTTCAATGCGCTTGTAAGACTCGTTGTATGCCCGGACAAGCCTATTCATGGCGGCGGTATCCTGGCGGTCAAGCGCGGCCATGAATTGAGCGGAATATCCTAGCACGGTAGCAGCGTTTGGGTGTGGCATTATTTGAGCCTATTGGCCTTGCCGGAATGCTCGCAGTATTGCAGCTCCGACATTATCGCTAGCGGCGGCCTCTTCCTGAAGCCGCTCGGTTTCAACCTGCCAATCATAGCCGCGTAACTGCGCGGCGGTCTGTTTTGACAGGATACCCAGTTCAACGTCTGTTTTCAGCGCGGCAACTTGTTCGCGCTCGTCAGCGTCCAACACGTCAGGCCACACGATAGATATACCGGATACGTAAGCGGTCGCGGTGGTCTCGTTGATACCGCCGATAATCAGCAGGCGGCGTAGCATCTCTATAATCGCATCGCCGTATAACTCGCGCTTGGTCTCAATTTTAGAGAGCGCATCCCGCCAAAGTACACGCAGGCCGAAATTTGTCAGCGCGCCAACTCTGTCGGTCATACTGGAGATGTCCACCGTGCGGGTGGTATCCATGATGGATTGCCGTAGCAATTCCAAAAAGCGCAACGATCCGGCAAGGTCGGATTGCATTTCAAGCTGCTGCAACGTGTCACCCGTACCCAGACGCAAGATTTCATCCGGGCCTAGCGTCAGCTTATCAGCGTTTGCGCCGCCGGTCATGTAACGCATCGGGTGGGCGTGGTAGCGGATGATGCGATTGATGTTACTGGCAAGGAAGTTTATCCGGTCTTGCAACTGGATTACATCCGGCGTCAAGTCCGCTTGCCCGTAAACCTCATTGCTGGGTAGGTTTTGCCAGTACAGGATCGGAGCAAAGTCAAACTGCCAATCTACCTGACGCACGAGGTAGAATTTCCCGTGGCTGTTCATGTCCGCTTGCCAGTCCTGGATTATCCAGCCGCCTGTGTCTGGGTTGATTTTGATGATCTGCTTGCGTGCGATTTCGCCGTCACCCGTACCGACTTTATAGGCGATTACATACACGGTCACGCGCTCGAAGTCTTCCGGGTCGGTCTCCAGCGTCACCCATGCCGGGTCAATCGCAATCAGGCGGATGTAATCAGCGTCTGGTACAAACTTGATGTAACACGTCCCACCCTCTACCCCGTACAAACCGAGGCGGTGGAACAGCACCTCTTGATTGTTAGCGTCAAGCTGCGTTTCGAGGTACACGCCCAGCGCGCTTTCGTCACCCTCGCCGGGGTAGTTAATCTCGAAACCTTTGCCAAACAGAGCCGATACCGACCGGTCTGCAATCAGGCCGCAAAGGTTGATAATGACGTTATCATCTGCCTGCATTGGTTTGATTTTGATTTGTGGCCGCTGCGCACCTGTGCGATACGCGCGGGCCAGCTCAACTTTTTGAGCATCTCGCCCCGGTCGTAATTCGGGGAAGAGCCAGCTAATCATTTTATCGCGTGACCAGTCTAAAAATCCCATAGTGTTACCTCCTACCAATCAGCAAACGGGTCGATAACGGTTACCAGCCCGCTTGATAGCATATCCCACGCCATAGCCAATGCCATGACGGTATCATCATGCAGGCCGCTCGGTGCGCTGTATGAGATTGCACCGCTGGCGGTTTGTTTTGCCTCGAAACTCAAAAGCTCTCCGGTTTGGGTATCATCGTCAAGTATGGACAATTCCCCATGCTCCAATGCCGAAATAAGCCGCTGGATAATCGCGCCCTTTGTTGAGTTCGTGGTGGTAAACGCTTCAACGGGCAACCCAGCCGCGGCGAGGTGGTCAAATACCGGGCGTCCAATGCCGTTGATTTCAACGCGCATCCGCTCAAGCCTGAACCGCTTACACAGTGCATCAAGCCGGGCCTGCAGGACGGGGTAGTCCACGCGGCCAAAGCGGTCAAGATAAACCTGGCGCCTGGCCTCCACGTCAAACACCGAAACAGCGGTATAGTCCTGTGTTGTCGCCGGGTCCACCGCCGCGACATACTGCCGCCCGGCTTCCGGTTGGTCAATCGCCTCGGAGGTTGCACACTCACGCACCCGGCGAAACACCGCCCCGGCGTTGTCCACAAATTCAGCCATAAATTCCTGCCGGAAAATAATCTCTGACAGGTCACGCCGTGC